TTACCAACATATTATTCATGCAGTATCATCACCTCACGTTATCTCGGCATTAGCGGCTTGGTCTGATTCCTGACTTGCAACACCGCTTTCTGTAGTTTCTACGCCTCGTTCTTCATTTGTTGGTCTTCCGCCAGTATCAGTAGTTCCGCCAGTTCTCCAACGATTTCCCCAACCACTCGTAGTCGTATCGCTATAAGAACGTGTATTTGAAGAAATTAAAGGCTTATTAAATATTTCTGTGGTCATGCCTAATATTGTGTCTTCAATGTATGACAGATTAATTACATCGGCGGGAGATAAATCAAGAGAAGCGGCATACATAGTTTTAGCACCAGATACGCCGTATTGCGCGGCTTTTGATAAGGAATCCTGTACATTAGTTTTATCGTAAATTGATTGACGCAAGAATTTCATCTTAAACACGTATGAACGATTTTGTAATTTTTGCATAAGATTAAAGTTGCGCTCAATTTGATTTGTTAAAACATAAGTAACTTGTTCGTCTGGCTTTGTACTTAAAATTAACGCGGCGGCTGATGTCGCATCTGTAGAACCAAAAATAAGTGGTGATGTACCAGTAGCCGCCCAAAGATTATTACGAGCAGAGTTTACATCGTCTGTATCTTTAACATTTTTGTTATCAAACGAGAATGAATCCATAGCAAACGGAGATAAGATAAGTCCAACACCGTCTGGCAAATTTGCCGCCGCCTGATTGTAATATTTCATAGCAATATTAAAATCTAACTTCGGTACTCCGTCATCGTCCGTTTCTTGTTTCATAACAAGTGCTTTATAGTTTTCTACCTCTGTTTTAGCTTTTGCTAAAGTGCGGTAATCATCTATGTCAAGTATTTCTTTAAATACACCCAAAAAGAACGGCAAAATAATAGTCGGGTCTTTATCAGCTTTTACACAAATTTGTTTTTCTGGTTCATACCATCTAAGATTTCTATCACCTTTTGTTCCAGTTTCTTTATTACCCGCATACATATAATACGCTCTTTTAACATCTTCACCGTATGCCTCAAGTAAATATAAATTGTTTGAAAAATAATCTAAGTCAATTGCAAAACGATAGCAATCGTCCATGATGCTATATATTTGCACATAATTAATTGGTACGGCTTTTAAAAAGAATGTTCTATCATCCTCGACAACAATCCCGCAGTATGCTCCTTGTAATAAAGTTAGCGAGATAATATCTGGTGATGTTTGCCGCAATGTATATCTTTCAAAATCATTTGCTGTTTCTAAATAACATTGTTTATATTTCTTGACTTTAGCACCAGTTAAATCCTTCAACTGTATTTGTTCGCCAGTTATATAATAATTAAAGGTTGGGAGAGTGGCATAATAATTAATTAAACGCCTATAATGCGATGAAACTAAATATAGCCATAAACTCATTTGACGTAATTGAGACATATTTGTTGAAGTGTACGGATTCTCAAGCATAGAACTTAATCTTTCGACACTATACTTTCGCCCATTATATGATTCATATTTTGAATTAAGAAGGTCTTGTACGATTGTTTCCCGAAGACGCGAAAACATCATACGTTCTCTACGCCCATTAAATGAATCGGTATATTGCAACAATCGCTCTTTTTGCTCTGGCGTTAATTCATCAAATGTTTTCGTATACGCCACCTCCTTTCTTATTTTTTAAATAAAAAAAGGACAGTTATTAACTGTCACATTTTTCGTAATTTAGGTTTCTTAAAAACAAGTGTTGGAACAAAACCATCATCAGTTTCTCCGCGTTTACGCTTTAAAGATATCTGGTCTACGACATAATTATTGTATTGCATTGACGAGACTCTATCTTTTCTCTGACCTCTTTTTTCCACCTGTTTAACTTTATTATCTTTTATATATACTCTAAGATTAATTAATTCATTAACAAGCATTGTCGTTTGATAGAACGGCATTTTCGCATTAACTCTATCTTCGGCAGAACTTTCTCTATACTTCTTACTTTCCATAAATTTACGTTCCGCGTCATGCTCGTCTATAAGTAAATTAATTTTACCGATATTAATTGCACTCCTTAAAGACTGTGCAATTTGACTATTGAAATTTTCCGTTGCCTTAATAGACCAAATAACTCTTTTAGCATTAGGGTACTTGCATCTTTGAGCCATAGCATCTTTTGAATCCACTGTGGTTAAAGGCGCATACTCTATTTGTGTTATTGGGTCATAATGCGGCATAATTAGATAATCAAACACACCTAATCCAACACCATTTGTATCAAGTGCTATATCTGTACAATCATACAAATAAAAATATCGCATGATTAACATTCCTAAATCGTTTGTAGTCAAACCTTCTCTTGAATCAATTAATCTGTAATTTGAAATATAATTACCTATTGTTCCACTTCCGCGAATAGCACTATTAATCATTATTGAACTTGCGTCATTATCATGTTTTGTTGATGCCATGAGAGCAACGTCAACAGATAATATTCTGCGCTCTCCGCGTTGTAGTTTAGGTACTTTTGCATTACCTATTATTACATCTTCGAGTTTCGGATATGGTTCTTTCAACACCCTACGCGCATTTATATTATCAAATTTATAAAATGACTCTTTAGAATCGCCATAGAAAAGGCATTCCATTTCCATACTCCATGTAAGAGCATTAAAATCGTTTTCAGACATTTCGTCTTCAACTTGTGCGCGTGATAACAACCCCTCAAGAATTGCAATTTGATAAGGTAGTGTGCAAACAAAATATCGCCTACTACTTAAAATAATATTATCGACATAACCTTTTAGTTTAGTGTATCCCCAATTCGCTTTAGTGTAAGCAGAAGAGCAGTAAATTTCTTTATTTCTCTCCTTTGGGTAATCTTTATATTCTGGTTTTGAATAAAATTTTGGCTCTCTTTCAGCCACCAAAAATTTCTTGATAACGCCGTCAATAATATCTTTTTTAGATTTTACAAACTCGTCGATGAAAATAATATTTGCTCTGGCACTTCTCGCGGTGTCAGCCATTGTAACAATTTTTATGTATGAACCATTTTTGAAATAACACTCTCCAATATTATTGTTATATTTTATATATTTTATCTCGTACCAAAGATTAAAACTTTTTTTCATTAATTCCTTTTCAATCTTTTCGAGAATCTGATTACCTTGCGTTCGAGTTGGGGCGGCAACAGCAATTTTGGTCGCTGGATAAAGAATACATCTTATACAACAAAATACTGCAAGTAGATAGGTTTTCAATTATGTTATCTCATAGGTTTTTTATCCTATGATTCTTACGCTTCATTTAACGTAAGTTCGGCGTACCTTTTCACCCTCGTTTTACGTTAGGTTTGATTTTTAAAATCTCAAAGAATTCTATAAACTCTTGTGTCGCGGACTCTTGGACGGATTATATCTTTTCACCGTCTACGCTCTGCCCCTGACTGTAGTGACTACAGCCTTCGGTTCGGGTTTGCATCTCAGCATTCCCCGCTTAATTCCGCAAGAAAACTTAATGATTTTCTCATTAAGATGGCAATTTTAATTAATTTAAATTCTGTTCGTATTCAGTAAGAATAGAATTATATTATTTTACCTAAACCTCTACTCGCAAAGAATATGAAGTGTGTACTCCAATTCATCATAAAAATTAATATTTTTTGAAACAATCTCAAATCTATATTGAGATAATCTTTTGCAAACCTATGTGGGTTCGCCCTATAGAATGCGGTCATTCGGGCGATAGCATTCATCTTTTTCTGTTCTCTGATTTCTCTAAGTTCTCTCTGAGTTAGTTTTTTACGTCTTCCGCCCATTATTCGGTCTCGCCAAAAACAGATTCGTTTAATTCATCATCGCCATCATACGTTGGCTTTTCAACTGTATACTTAGAGATTTCTTCTTCATACTTTTGTGAATATTCGTTTTGTCTTCCAAAAACTTTTGTTAAATGCCCGAAAAACCACGTTTGTATATATGTGAGGATTTTATCTTTATCTTGAAAATCTGGGTCATCATAAACTGGTATAGGCTTATCATCTTCCCATTTTTCGATATACTGTCCAAGCGAATATTCGCCAACATCAGAACCGCCGTCAAGCACTGGTTTTAGATTAGCGTCAATGATTGCTTTATTTAAAGCCGCCATTTTCTTACTAACATCTTCGCCATTTTGAGTTGATTTACGAATATCCAAATCCATAAGACAAATATTTTTAATCATTATTTCAAGAGATTTTTCGTTGCACTCATATCGTCTTGTCCAGTCTGCGTATTGAGTTTGTAAATATAACAAATCTTCATCATCAAAAGATTCGCCAAACATATCAATTGTTCTCTTGTAAATATTTTTGTGCTTCTCGTCCAGTTTCTTATCTTCTTCTACTTCCTCTTCAATTTCTTCGTCTTCACCAAAACCTTTAGTGAAATCATACCCTTCTTCTAACAGCGTATCCTCAAATGTTTTTTCCTGATATTGTTTAATACTAATTTTTCGAGTATATTCACCAACACGCTTGTCGCCTTGCGCATGTAATGTACTCGCAATTCCTTGGTTGTAATATAATCCGAGTTTAAAACATAAAACCTTTAAAGCTATATCTTCGTCTTGATATTGGACAACTAAACTGTTGTATAAAAGAGCCGCGCAAGTTCTACATACTGGTATCAAATGTAAAAATCCGTGTATAGGATTACCAGATGATATAAAGTCTCTGCTATAACTTGCAGAACTTTTTCCGCACATTGAACATGTCATTGGCACTGAATTTTCTGGTACTGTATGATGTTTCTTGGTAGCTGTAAACATCACAGTTCGCGGTGCGTTTCTTCCACTCTTAGTATCATTAGCCATGATTTAACACCGCCTTTATATCTTCGAATTTATCTTTTAATGTTTTAATAGTTAACTCAAATCCAAAATCATAATGAGTATTTTCTAATAATTCTATGGCATTGTTTATTATCTCAAATTCGTCTTCTGTTAAATTAACTGAAATATATTCTTCATCATACGTCTTCGTCTTCATTAAACCGCATCATATCCTTTAGGGACTGACACGCAGTAAATTTCACAACGGGGAATAATTTTCCAGATACATCTTTTCCGCCAAATTGATTATTAGTGTTAATCTTCATTCTCCCGCGCTTAAAAGTGCCAAATCCTCTATAAGTAAATGAATCGCCACTCTCAGTATTGGCGATAATATTCTTTAAAACATCTGCCATAGTATCAATAATGTATAAAGCGGCACTATAATCAATAAATCTACCATCTTCATTGTCGTTGAAAGCCGCCACATACTTCTTTGCAAAATCTTTCTTGCTAACCGACATAATTCTTACATTCTCCTTTTATTCAAATTTTTATAACTCTACTGGATAAAACGCTTTTACTCCATTATCATCCACAACACATACAGCCTGAGACGGCTTACCCTTTAATCTTTGTTTAGCGACATAATCGCCACCAGACGCGAATGTACCGCTTCTGATATATTTTACTCCGCTAATATCTCTAAAATCTGTTGTGTGAATATGACCACATAAAATTCCATATGGTATAAATCCGCACATAAGTGATAATTTTCCAACACCGTTGGAAGAGTAGTCATCAAAATCGCCATGTACGGCTATCCATTGTTTCCCGCGAATGGATGCATATGCAATAGTTGGGTCTAATTTTAAATTTTCAAACTCAAAACTTATATTTGAAACGTTTTGTAACTTTGCTTGCATATACCATATAATCATATCGTCAAGACGTTCATCTCTAAGGACATCATCTTTTTTACCTATTCTACTATGATTTCCCGCAACGCCAGTTACATAAACGGTATTAAAACATTTTGATAATTCATATATAAACCATGAAATATCTTCCGATGCTTGTTGTATTTGTTCCATAAGATTCATGCGATTCGCGATGGCTTGTGAATATCTCAACCTTCCGTCTATAATATCGCCAAGAAGGAATACATAAGCATTCTCACTTTGGTGATGATAAGCAATATCCTTAACCTTGTTAAGATAAGTTATAAGTCTTTGTTTTGCTATTGACTCATCGTATCCATCAACAATCAATGTACTTTTTGACTCGCCGCCGAGATGATAATCTGAGATACAAACAATTAAATCATTATCACCATCGCTAAGAAAATTGGCAACTTCACCTTCATACGGTGAAGTATTAACAATTAACTCTCTTAAATGATTAAGAGACTCATCTATTCTCGCTTGAATTCTTAAAGACTTATTTAATTCGGTACGTTCGTCTCTAAGTTTTATTTTTTCTTCTTCTAATTCTCTACGTTGTTTTTGAATCTTTTTACTATACTCATCGTCAATTAAATTAGAAAACACTTCGTCATAAAACTTTGTAGCCGCTTGTACTTTTTTACGGTATGCGGATTCACCTTTATATTTAGATTTATCATCACCATATAATTGTTCATTTACATATGGTGTTATATCATCCCATGAGTATTTACCAGATGATACTTCCTCACCAATTCGCCACAAGAATTGTGATTCTGTTTCATTTTCCATTTTCACAATCTTTGTTAGCATTCAAGCACCTCATCTAATGTCTTAATAATTTTATCAGCAAGTTTCCACTCAACAGCTTCCTCCGCATTAACATACCATTCATCGCCAAAATGTTCGTTAAAAATTTCATCTGGAATAGAAGAGCATGTTTTAAAGAATTGGGCGAGATTTTCAATCTGCGTCTGATAATTCATAATCTGTGCTACAACTTCCGCATAATTACCAGAAAATGAGCCAGACCCCTTATGAATAAGAAGCTGACTATTTTCGAACATATATCTTTTATGGCAAGATACGAAAATTACTCCCGCCGCAGAATCAGCTTGACCAATGTTATATCCGTAAATTGGTGTTACACTTGCCTTTATCGTGTCTCGAATAGCGTTGCAAACGTCCAGTGAACCGCCATACGAAAAAATCATAAGTCTAATCGGTTTTCTGTCTTCTTTCGGTTTTCCTATATCCTCGAAATTCCATGTATGTATACACTTGATATATTCAAGAGATATATTTTCATTTATTTCTTGGTCAATCCATAGAATTCTGTTTTCTAAATTATTCCTTTCGAGAAGTGCATACGGACTTGCAACCTGTTCATTATAATCATCTGCATTAAAAATTGGTAAAAAAGTAACTTCACTCATTTATTTATTTCTCCTTTTATTCCTACTCAAAGATTAATAACCATACCTTTTGTCGCACATACAACTTTGTATGTTTTATCATTCTTAGAGATTCTTTGTTCCAAACTATTTTTTAAATTTATTTTTGCCTGTTCACTACCATGCACTAATACAAGTTTATTTGTTTTTAGGTTTGAATATATTTCATTCAAATCTGCAAAATCTGCATGGCTTGAAAATGTTACAAGATTTACAACATGCGCGGCATTTTTATATCCTTTGCCATCAATATTGATAATCTCATTAGGCTTTGCGTTTTTAATTCTATAACCAAGATATGTTTTATCCGCGCCGCAAAACCCACTAAATATAATTGTATTATTTTCGTTTTCAATATACGACTTTAAATAATCTACAACCCTTCCATTCATACAAAAACCAGATGAACTAATTACAACTTTCGGTCTCTTGTCTGAAATATTGCTAATAGAATCAGATTTATCTTTTATAAATCGCAGATTCTTCCAACCAATTATTTTTTTCCATTCGTATAAATCCGCGCCACTCAATACCTTTAAATAATCTTCACACATAGTTGTAGAGAGAAGAGAATCCACAAATACTTCTGTGTCTCCAAATTCTTTATTATCACTAAACATATAATAAATACATTTAATCATCTCTTGTGTTCTTGCAAATGAAAAAGACGGGTTTAAAACACACCCGCCAGATTCTAAAGTATTTAATATTGTCGATTTTAATATTTCCAAATCTTTGCTACGTAATCTCTTAGTGTCTCTCTTACCATCGCCGTATGTTGATTCGCCAATAAAGATATCTGAATATGTATTTGTAATACCTTCGTAATCTAAATTATTCACAAAACTGTTGTTAGTATGTATTGCGCCTAAATCGCTTGTGTATGTTATTTTCTTCGTTTCCTTGCCATCGTTCAAAATTAGTTGAAGTGAACAAGCACCGACACAATGGGAATTTTTAAAGAATTGAAAGCTAACAGTATCATCAAGTGTATGAATTGTATTATAAGTATCGTATGTAACAAAATAATCCATGACGGTATTTACATCATATTTATCGTATAAAGGCTGATATACCTTATGATATTTGCGCGATAGATACCTCGCATCGCTTTCCGCGATATAGGAAGAATTAATAAGAAGGTCTTTCGCCAACACCTTAGTTTCTGGCGTACATATAATTTTACCACTGAACCCTCTTTTAAAAAGAATCGGCAATCTTCCGATATGGTCTATATGTGTATGCATTACAAATACATAATCTATTTTTGATGCCTTGATTGGCAATTTCTGAATATTGGCGTTGTATGCTTTCAATATATCGCTTGATTGGTGCATACCGCATTCAATAAGAATATTTTTACCGTTATAATTTATTGCGATTTCAGAACCAGTAACGTCATGCGCCGCATAACCGCTAAATATCATACAGTTTTTGATTTTTTTGCTCATACCTTTCCTCTCATTCAAGAATGGCGCGGCAAGATTTGAACTTGCGTATCTATGCTCTTAACCGAACTAAGCTACACGCCATAGCAATTTCGATAGGTCGCTTACCTTATATAGTAAAAGACAAATAATTGTCTATGATTGTTATAATTAAAGAGGCTCAGAAGGGAATTGAACCCTTATATGTTGATTAACAGTCAACCGTTCTAACCGTTGGACTACCGAGCCAGTGTCTTTAAACACTTATCGCTATCCTTACGAATAACTCAAATAGCGGAAGTGGGATTCGAACCCACGATGTTAGCCTATGAAACTAATGACTTGACCTCTTGTCGATTCCGCGATATTAGCCGCCTATAACGGTCTGTCGTCACAGGGTTGAATTGCACAGCGTTTTCTAAACCCAAGTATTTATGGTAATCTCCAACGCCAGATTAATCGGTCTAAACAAGACCTAAAAACAATAAGAATTGACTTAGATATATTTCTCTTATAACCATATACAGAATAGGGTGAATTGCGAAACACCGCATAAATTCAAGCAATTTCGGCATACCCTATCCCAAAATTGTAATTTAATTTTATGCGTCCTTACACTTATCGCATATACTATCAAGCCACAACATAGATGGGTTTATATACATTTCATCCCCGCAACAACTACAATATGTAATAATAGGTCGCTGTTTAACTGGCACATACAGATTGTTTGAGTTGTTATATTTAAACTTCTTTGTACACATTGAACAATATTTTTTATGGTTTTTCTTTTTCTGGTATCTAATTAACCTTCCGCAAATTTCGCATCTATCAAATTCCTCGCCAAGATAGGAGAGTAGTGTATATCCTAAATCCCTAAAATCTGTAATTTTCAATACTTCTTGCGAATCGTCATCCACAAATAATACTTGATAGTTACAGTTTGTAATCTTCTTCGATGGTTTAATATACCCGCCAATTACAAGTTTATTTATTATTTTTCCTCTATCCGCCGCGCTGACTTTAGAATTAGCCATATTAAAAATATCTATAAACTCGTAAGTTTCCCAATTTGAGTTACCATCAATATATGCATTTCTATATTTTGCCAAACATAATAGTGTAAAAGCTATTTTTCTTTCAGATGACGATAGCTTCTTTACAGTTTCTATTTCCGACTCTGTAATTGATATATAGTCAATTTCATTTATTGGTACTTTCTTATTGTCGCCAGACGCAATTTTATCTATTAACTCTTTATAGTTATCTCCGCCGCCAGAAACCAAACGGCTTGCAAGTTCATATAATTTTTCTTTTATTTGTTTCGGCTTTAGCTTCTCGCGCTGATATAAATATTTACCCGCAGTACCCAATACATATGGCATATCGCAAACCGAAACGGTTGTATTCCTATTTGTTAATATTTCCTTTATATAAAAAACTTCATTCAAGACAATTTTTTTTATATTAATCCACCCCCTCAATAATAGATTTACACATCGCATATTTTTCACCTCGATATGTAAAATCATACTTTTCATCTTCACATACTCTTACTGGATATGAAATTATATAAGAATGCCGTTCAAGTAAATTATTGATAATCTGTTCACCGCACATATCCCACGTAAAACGCTTCGCGCTATTTGAAGAACCATATATAATCTCTAATAATGCATTCGCTTGCTTTTCTTGATTCGGACATATAATATTGCATTGGTCGCGAAACATAAGTTTTAAAAATTGGATTTGATTTGCCAAATCGTCTTTATCCGTGCTGTTTATATCATAATTGTTAGTTGCGATTTTCACATTCTCTTTATAAATATTGTATAATTCTCTTAGACGAGACTTTGTGCGGCTGTCACACTTTACATCTGTCATTAATGTGTGATAATCGAAATCTTTTTTCGCGAGAAGCATATTTTTATTTCTGTCAAACTCTTGTTCAAACAAGCGACATATTTTATTAATTACACAATCTCCATTTGATACTGGCAACATCTTATTATAATAATATGCAAATTCCAATATATCTGAATTGTCGCCAGAATAAGAAATAATATCAGCTAAAGGCATTCCAATATTAGCTTCCGCGTTACATTTTGCGCTATGCATAAACTTGTTGTATTTACTTTTTTCTCGCTGATAGTTGTAAATCATAAAATACGGTTTTCTATCAACAGCTATTTTCTGATTGAATTTCTTATGTCTGCGAGTTATAAAGTTATCCTCATCTTTTATTTTGTTATCTCTAAAGTTGAACCAATGTGCAGGACGCGGCTTAGTGATGATTCCTTTTGCTTTCATTAACTACCCTCGGTTTCCCGATATTTATTAGGGGTTTAGACTATATCTTCAACTATTAAAGTTGCGAGGCACTTCCCACGCAAGAATTTCACTTGCGCAGTATAGACTTCATTATCTCTGTGAGATAGTATGTCTTAGTCGTTAGACCTTCTACCGTGTCACCACAGTAGCTCGGCACAGGATTGCCATATCTTAATAGACTTAGATTTCCCTGTTAGCCAACTTATTAACTATCATTTCCTATAGTTGCTAATCGCTAAGTTGACACCTTATATTTATAAGTTCACCTCGTTTGCACTTACACCTTGCGGCGCAAGGAGACAAATTCTATCTATAGCATTTTGCTGAAACATCTGTCCGCATTTGATTCTATATTTTAAAGTTTCACTTTCAAGAGTATTACCGTCAAAGTTGCATAGCGTATCAAACTGTGACGTAATATCATTTGTGATTTTCCCTATATCATTTCCAAATCCGTTAATATCAGATTCTACCAACAACTCTTGCGTAATTACGTGTTTCTCCGCACGCCTTTGGACGCAAAATATGGTTCTTGAATTATGTGTATTTCTAACTATCACATCATTATCTGTTAAAAAATTCATATCGCCGTCATAATCCTCGCCATTCATAGCATCCATAGTAGTATCCCAAGAGTTGAAGATAACCATGGTGTTTATATATTGATACCAGTAATCCATATCGTCATTATGCGCGACTTTCATTTTTCTTATATTCGCCGCGCTTGTCATAGGTGCGCGAAAACATGATACGTATTCCGAGCCGCAATCAACCCAATACTTACTATAAATTTCGCCAGATTTCAAAAGACCTGTGACTTCTAATCCGCAAATAGATTGCCATAGTGCAAAAGGGTCTCCGCAAGCAATTTCAAAATGCCCGTGTACTTCAAGTTTACCCAATTTTGCGCGTTGTATTCTGCTTGACAACATATCATAAATCGTTTTTGTAACGAAAGGGTCGTTCACTTCATTCGGTTCAACCATCAATGCTTTAACACAATTATTTTCGCCAGAAAGGAAAGTGTTGTTTGTTATATGTGTCCCGTTTGCATAAAGCATTAATTTTCTATAGTCGCCGCCAAGCACATCATTAAGCCAATCTATAGTAGGTTGACATAACTCGCGTATATCTTCGTCACTAAAATCAAAGTCTTGCAAGAACTGATAATTAGTAGACCACCATTCCTCATGTTTTCCTTCTGTTACTTTTGGTATTGAGAATGTATAATGGTTCTCTTTGCAATTCTCTAAATAATCGCCAATAGAAGAGTATGAATCCCACAATTTCAGCATACTATCTGTGAGTATCACACTTACTTCTCTAACATCTTGCCAATTTCCCCAAACGTCCTTTACAAAATATCCGCGCTCATTTTCTTGTGACGCGCCTTTATATTCTTCAACGAAAGCAATGTGGTCGAAAACGACAAGCATACCTTTCTCAAAACTGTACCGAGAATTGCATCCTGAGAATACATAGTCTAATCCAAGTTCTTTGCTCCAAATTTCTGCTTGCTTCGGCGTTATAGTTCCAAACCCGTCAGAGCAATCTTTATGAACCGAGTAGCCGTTTATATATTTCAAAATCGGTTCGCGAGAGTTAGAAGAATCATCTATTGTTATAACGTCCTCTATAAAATCCGTGTAGCAATCTGGTACTACCAAAACACCCTTTGGGTCTGATACTGGTGTTGACGCGGAACACGCCAACGCTTCGTATGCACCAAACTTAGCGGGTACGATAGGCTTATTTAAATCGCGCCCATTATCCAATCTTCGGCGCAGTTCTGGATGTAACCTTTCTGAGACAAAGACGACAGTATTATTTTTAATACCGCCAGTTGTTGAAAGAAGTCGCACATACTTTATACCATTAATATAAAACCCATCCTTAAATATTTGGCGGTAATCTTTATTCGAATCCATCACCACGCAAACATAATCTTCTTTAAATAATGTCTGTATTCGCTTTTCGACAAGTTCCTTCACCTTTCTTTTCGCGTCAGGAACTTCTTCTTTGCTGTGCACAATTTTAAAAATCTTCTTATTAATTTCTGTCGCTTCCATATCAACATCTGTTTTGTCGTTAAGTTCATCTATCCATCGCAAAACAGTTGAGTCAGCGAGAGCGACAAGTTCACCATTGCGGGCGGCTTCATTAAGAGTGAGATTTATGCTCCATTTCGCTTTCCGCAATCTCTTTGTATGTATTTTAAATATAAATCTCTGCCATGTATTACGTTTTATAATTTACACCTCCGCAAATCCTATTATATTAAAAGGTTTTATAGACTAATACCGTTTAGGTATACATCTTATCGCCAGAGAAGAGTTATTCCATAAATTAAATTATGGTAATATGAAAATCGGGTAAAAAATTGATTCTGCGACTTCTGACGCGCCAATATTTTATATCCCGCGCCGCGGCTTTGTGAGAAAAGAAATATATATGCCCGTAAAATATATTGTGGTAAAAGGATTTGCGACATAATACTATTTAGCCTAACATCTTATCGCCAAAAGGTAGTTATATCCTAAAATCATATTACGGTAATATATAAAATAGACTTAAAATTGAATCTACATGCACCCACAAAGTTCGCAAGAAGAGAATATTTATTATATATCTTTCTTTTCCCACATCTCATGCATTATTTTTCTGCGAAGTTCTTTTCCTTCTTCACTCATTACCCTTTTCTTCTTTGAACCGTATACCAATTCTTTCGGCGCGGAATAAGTTTTCGCGACAACATCACCTTCGCAAGTATAAACTTTTAAAAGTTCCCAATCGCCAGAAGAAACATTTTTATCATATTTTGTCATCATCGTATAATCACTTGTGTATATTTTCGCGGTATCCTCATCCCGATACCAAGTTATAGTAGTTTCTTGTTCATCCATTGGTGTTCTCAAATTATCAAAATACCCCCTTATCGAAAGAATAGGAATATATATTTTAAATATATCCCTATAAATATACCTGTACCATGGTACATTATACTACTTATGTTCGCTTTTGTCAAGAAAATTCGAACGCTCGTTCTGAACATATGTTTCCGGTGGAATGCCTCGCGGGACTTATCGCCAGAAGAGGAAGGGAAGATGGGTTGGATATTTCGCGCGGGAGTCCAAACCCCTATTATTATATTATATAATGTTATATATAAATAATAATATAATGAGTAAGGTGTATAATGATAGTAATATATAATATATATAATAATTAATATATATAATAATATATAATGAGTAAGATACATAATGATAGTAATATAGTATTATATATAATGTGGATTATAAATAATATATAATAATGCTTAATATAATATATATATAATATAATAT